TGATACGTGACGTGACGGGATTGAATCAGGCGAGAGATGCCTCGACACCAGATCCTAATTCTTTGGTGGGATTACAGAAGTTGGCGGCATTAAATTCCAATACTGCAACGAGGCATATCCTTGAGGGGAGCCTATTCATTACGCGGCGGCTCTCGGAGGCGCTATCGTGTCGTGTTGCTGATATCTTAGAGTATGCCGATTTCAAGCAGCAGTTCGCTAATCAGATAGGGAAATATAACGTCTCCATACTTGAAGACATCAAAGACCTATACCTCCATGACTTCGGTATCTTTATCGAGATGTCTCCCGATGAGGAGCAGAAAGCACAGCTCGAAGCCAACGTACAGATGGCTCTTAGCAGGGAGGCGATAACTCTTGAAGACGCCATCGATATCAGGGAGATAAAGAATTTAAAACTCGCCAATGAGCTATTAAAAGTTAAGAGGCAAGATAAAGAGCGTAAAGACCAGGAGAGGGAGGAGCAGAAGATGCAGATGCAGTCGCAGATAAATATGCAGTCGCAGCAGGCGGCAGCGGAGAGCAAGATGCAATCGATACAGGCGGAGATGCAGGCTAAGATACAGATAGAGAAATCGGAGTCCGACTTTGCGATACAGAAACTTCAGGTAGAGGCTGACCTCAAGAAGCAGCTCATGGAGGTGGAGTTCCAGATGCAGATGTCACTGAAGGGCGCCGAGACACAGAATGTCATGGAGAAAGACCAAATGAAGGAGGACGCTAAAGATAGGAGGATATCGCAGCAGAACACCCAGCACTCGCAGCTCATACAGCAGAGGAAGGAGGGCACACCGCCGATAAATTTCGAGTCTAATGAAGACAGTCTCGATGGCTTCGACCTCGCAGAATTTGCTCCCAGATAGAAGAGAAAAAAATGTATAAAACTTTTATTAACTTTGTAAACACTAATCAAATCTAATCAAATGGCTGAATTTAAAGTTAGAGAAGTGGGCTTCGAAGAAGAGAAATNAAATACACTCAAGAGACTGAGGCAGCGCTGTTAGAGCAGCACGCCGAAGCACAAGGGGAACCCGTAGGGGAACAGAAAGTAGAAGAAAGCGTCGTTAGCGCTGAGGGTGCTGTTGTCGATGTACAACACGCCAATGAAGAGGAGGATACCAACACCGTGAAGGCTGAGGTTCCCAACGAAGTGCTAACAGACGATAGCGTTCTTTCATATATTAAAGACAGGTACGATAAAGATATCAACAATCTTAACGACCTTTTCGACGAAAGAGAAAGTAATGACGACCTCCCTGAGGATGTCAACGCTTTTCTGAAGTTTAAAAAAGAAACGGGAAGAGGAATTGAAGATTTTATCGCTGTAAATAAAGATTACGACAAGGCTAATCCTGATGATCTCCTTTATGATTACTGGAAACAGACGAAGCCACACCTTGACAATGAAGATATAGATTTCGAGTTGGATAGCAAGTTTGGTTTCGATGAAGAGATTGATGAAGAGGACGAGGTAAGGAGACGCAAGATAGCTAAGAAGGAAGAGCTTGTAAAAGCCAAGGAATATTTCGGTAAGCAGAAAGAGCAATACCAGATGCCGCTTGAGTCAAGGGCAGAAGGCGTTCCAGATGCTGACAAGGAAGGTTACGAGGCTTACAGGAAATATGTCGAGGAATCGAAAGGTTTGCAGGATGTTAGTGAGAAGAAGAGAAAGATTTTCGAAGAGGAGACAGGGAAAGTCTTTAACAAAGATTTTGAAGGTTTCAAATTTGCTGTTGAAGGAAAAGATCTACTCTATAAGCCGGCGGAAGCCGATAAGCTTCGGGACTCACAATCTGACATTAACAATTTTATTACCTCTCATCTTGATGATGAGGGTGTTATAAAAGACGCTGCGGCTTATCATCGTTCTATCGCTGTCGCCACAAATCCAGAGTCATTTGCTAAGTTCTTTTATGAGCAAGGCAAGTCTGATGCTGTTGATGATTACTCTAAAGAGTCTAAGAACATCGATATGAATGTTCGCAGTGCTCCAGAGGCATTATCGAAGGGAGGATTTAAGGTAACGGCATTGAGTGAAGATCACGGTAATCGACTTAGGATTAGGAGTCCTAAAAATAGATAATGTATTAATTAAAAAAATTAAATTATAATAATATGGGAGTATTAGCAAGTCCATCTTATTCATTGACACCATCGTCATCCAAGACGGTATCGCCAAATAACTATTTGACGAGTGCCGAGTTCACTTGGTTGCAACAGTATCTACCAGATACTTACGAGAAGGAATTTGAAAGGTATGGAAACAGAACGATTTCATCATTCTTGAGAATGGTGGGAGCAGAATTGCCTACTAACTCTGACCTTATTAAATGGGCAGAGCAGGGCAGATTACATACTAAATTTACAGGCGTAACTTTAGGCTCTTATACAGGAGCAGAAACAACTCAAACCTTAACCTTTACAGCGGCTCATAACCTAAGGGTAGGTCAGACTATTTTTATCTCTGACGAGACAGCAGGTTCTAGTTTTAGCAATAAGGCTATTGTTACAGATGCGGCTCCAGGTGCGGTTGTTACAGATGCAACGGTAGCTTATTATGAGGCTACACAGGCTGCTTATGCTGCTGCAAGTACCACGACCATTTTTGTTTATGGTTCTGAGTTCAATAAAGGAGCTAGCGGCATGACGGGATCATTAGACGCTGAAGATGACATTTTTTCAAACAAACCTATCATCATCAAAGACAAGTATCTTGTCAGTGGTTCTGATATGGCACAAATCGGGTGGATCGAAATAACTACCGAGAATGGTGCTGGCGGGTATCTCTGGTATTTAAAATCAGAGCATGAGACCAGACTTCGTTTCGAGGATTATTTGGAGATGGCGATGGTTGAAGGAGTACCTGCTGCTGCGGCTAGTGGTGTTTCTGCTTTATCAGCAACAGGACAGTTGGGTAACCAAGGCACTGAAGGTTTGTTCTACGTAGTAGAGAACAGAGGAAACGTATTCTCTGGCACTCCTGCTGCATTGGCTGACTTTGATGCTATCATCCAAAGGCTTGATAAGCAAGGATCAATTCAGGAGAACGCCTTATTCATCAATAGAGCAACAAGCTTCGCTATCGACGATATCTTAGCTGCACAGAACTCTTATGGTGCTGGAGGTACTTCTTACGGATTGTTCGATAATGACGAAGAGATGGCTCTAAACCTTGGGTTCTCAGGCTTCAAAAGAGGCTACGAGTTCTACAAAACGGATTGGAAATATCTTAACGACGCTACTCTAAGAGGAGGTATTACAGGAGGGAACATCAACGGCGTACTTGTACCCGCTGGTTCTACTACTGTTTACGACCAAGTATTAGGGAAGAACGCTAAGAGACCATTCTTACACGTTAGATACCGTGCTTCTGAGTCTGAAGATAGAAGGATGAAGACGTGGATCACAGGCTCTGCCGGTGGTGCCGCAACTAGCGATCTTGATGCTATGGAGGTTAACTTCTTATCGGAGAGAGCCTTATGCACAATGGGTGCTAACAACTTCTTCTTATTCACATAGGAGTTTATAAATAAAGAGGGAGCCTTAGGGCTCCTTTTCTTTATTTTATTTATTAAATCAAATTAAATCGAATCAAATGAAAACGAAATTAGAAGTAAAAAATAGAATCTATCGCCTTACAAGTAGGGCAACCCCAATTTCATATATGTTACAGAACAGAAATACCAAGCATAACCCCTTGATGTATTTCGATGGAGAAGTAAACAGGTCTCTTCGCTATGCGAGGAACCAGAAAAGTCCTTTCGAGGATGATCAGGACGAAAACCCTATCCTTGAGCCCATAGTTTTTGTAGACGGATTTTTGAGTGTACAGAAAGAGAATAGGGTATTACAGGAGTTTTTATCTTGCCACCCCGGCAACGGAGGTGTCTTTGAAGAGGTCAACGACGAGCAGGACGCCGCCAAAGAGGTGGATTGGTTGGAGCTTGAAGTTGATGCTTTATCGGCAGCTAAGGGATTAGATATCGAGAAAGCAGAATCTATAGGTAGATTTATCATCGGCGCTCGCATCGATAAGATGACGACGAGTGAATTGAGGAGAGACCTTATGATCTTTGCCAAGCAGAACCCCACGGAGTTCTTAGAGCTACTTAGCGACCCTGAGCTTGACCTTTATAATACGGCACAGAAAGCCATCGATGACGGATTTTTGTCGGTGCGTAATAAAGGAAGGGACGTATTCTATAATATCGGCAAGAATAAAAAGAAAATGCTTACCGTACCATTTGACCAGAAACCCGTAGATGCTGTTAGTGCTTACCTTAAAACTAATGACGGCATTGAGCTCCTCAAAGT